CATTTGAATAACCTTTGGTCTTACCGTCTCCATCTGAAGGCAACGAAGTTAAAAATCTATCTTCGTGTGTTTTTATTTTTCTACCTGGAGGATATATACTAGGATATTCTCTACGCAAAATACTTGTCCACATTACAACTACAACAATGTCTTCTGGGTTGTGTATTCTTAACTGGTGGCGGGTTTGATATATTATACGCCTAACTATACTTCCATAATCGGCACCCGGTACAGCAGTATTATCAACAGTTGCATTAGTAAACATTTTTTCTTGGAGCAAGTTGGGCCAGGCTGTATGACTCAACTCCTGACATATACCTTTGTGAGCACGTTCCCAATCCTCATCGGCAAGTTCAGAGCCTGCTGTAAAACTACAACCGCCTGCTATTACTTTTTTGATATTATTAAATCTATTATCCAATTAAAAAACCGTAGCCAACACCACCTGCAACAGACATAGCTAAGTCGTTGTCAAGTTTTTCCATTTCCTGTTGAGCTTCGGCTTTGAGTGAATCACCATTGAGTGTTGTTCCACCACCCGGTCCGGCAATAGTAGCAAACTTACTACGTGCTTCACCTAGCATATATTTACAGTTAGCAAGAGTATATTCTTTAATCCACTGAAATGCTTTGTAGTCTTTGTACAACTCAAAGTCAGGTCTGTGATTATAACAATATAGCAATACTTCTTCCTCAGCTCTTGGTCTTGTTAATATAGTTAGTTTTTTTGTACTAGTGTTCCAAACAAATTCGATAAAACTACCAAACATTCTTCCTACTAGCTCTTGTTGTTGAGCAAAGAAATCGTATGTAGCAAGTCCGCCAATACCACTACCTGCTAACAAGTATGTGTTTGTATAAGCAAGGTTAAACGGTTCAAAGGTTGTTCCACCACTGTTGCCGCCCAATCTACTTCCTACACTGCGTCTATGCACTTTGCGTACTTCTATTATTTCATTAGGTAGTGTATATGCATTAACGTCTTCTGTTAGTGCAAGAGTAATATAACTTTCTTCAACACTGTTTTCACTGCGTTGTCTGTATCGTGCATTTGCTTTTCCTAGTGCAGTTTCGTAGTGTATAGGATCTAATTCTACATCTACCATTCCGCCACCTAAGAAAGCGTTTACATAATCAAATACTTCTTGTTTTTGTGTTGTTAAGTCGGTCATTGTTTGTCTCCACTAGTATTTATGCTAAATATACATATGCCGAGACTTAGTTTATACAGACCCGAAAAAACAAAAGATTATTCCTTCTTAGATGGTGTTGTCTACGAACAGTTTACTGTTGGAGGAACTGATTTTAATATTCACAAGTACCTCGGACCAAAGACCACATTAGCAGAGGATGCAACAGTTGAGCAGCCCGTGTACGATGTTGTTAAAGAAACTAATATACAAGACTTATTATTTTTAGAAAACAGAGATCGCAAATATGATGAAGACATTTACACTATTCGAGGCCATTATAACTTGCAAGATCAAGATTTTGATCTAAGTCAGTTTGGATTATTTTTACAAAACGATACATTGTTTATGACCATACATATTAATAGCAGTGTAAAAACATTAGGCAGAAAAATTATGCCAGGTGATGTTATTGAACTACCGCATATGAAAGATGAATATGCTGCCAATGATTATAATGTTGCACTAAAAAGATTTTATGTAATAGACGAAGTTACTAGAGCAGCTGAAGGATTTAGTCAAACATGGTATCCTCATTTATATAGATTACGTGCAAAACAAATACTAGATTCTCAAGAATACAAAGATATACTAGACTTGCCAGCAGAAGAAGGTAGTGCAAATACACTTAGAGATGTGCTCAGCACTTATGAAAAAGAAATGCAAATAAATGAAGCTGTTATAGCTCAAGCAGAAGTTGATGTTCCTCTTAGTGGTTATTCAACTATACAGTTTTATACATTACAGTTAAGTGATACAGGTGAAGTTGAAATTGTAAGTACTGATTACGATAGCTTACTAGCTGATGATCAAATAACAGCAGATACAGTTTTTGTTACACCTGACGGAAACGGATATCAAGGATATTTAGTTGGTGATGGCATACCTCCCAATGGTGCGCCTTACGGACAAGGAATAGGATTTCCTGGTGCACCAGATTCTGGAGATTATTTTTTAAGAATAGATTTATCTCCTAATAGATTATTTAGATATGACGGAAATAGCTGGCGTAAAATTGAAGACGCTGTTAGAACTACGCTTACACAAACTAGTGGACGTGATACTCTAAAAGGAACGTTTATAAACAATCTAACTGTAAATACTATTAGTGGTGAAGAAGTAGTCGAAAGACAAGCTCTCAGCAAAGCTCTAAGAGCAAAGGCAGGTGACTAATGCAATACTTTTATGATGGACAAATACGTAGATACATTACACAGATTGTAAGAGCATTTAGTAACTTTAGCTATCGTGACGGCGAAGGTGACATCAAAGTAGTTCCGGTTTTGTATGGTGATATTACAAGACAAGTTGGTAGTATTATTAGAGAAAACAGTGATAACAAACTACCAAGTGCTCCTCGAATGGGTGTGTATATTACTAGTTTACAAATGGATAGATCACGACTGAGTGACAGTAGTTATGTTAGTAAAATTAATCTTAGAGAAAAACAGTTTGACGAAAGCACCAGTAGTTATATAGCACAACAAGCCAAAGGCTATACAGTTGAACGATTGCATCCAACTCCGTATACATTGAGTGTTAATGTTGATGTATGGTCAACTAGTACTGATCAAAAACTACAAATACTTGAACAAATTTTTATGTTGTTTAATCCAGACTTAGAGTTTCAAACATCTGACAACTATGTAGATTGGACTAGTTTAAGTGCATTGTATTTAGAAGATATTAACTTTAGTAGTAGATCTATTCCTGTAGGAACACAAGATGATATTGATGTTGCTACATTAGGATTTACAGCACCAATATATATTTCTCCACCTAGTAAAGTTAAAAAGCTAGGCATTATAACAGATATTATTACAGGTGTTTATAGTCAAGATGCTGGCACTATTAGTTTAGAAGGGTTTAATCCGCCAACTAGTTCAGACCAAGGTGCTGCAAGTGGTGTTACTGTATTACCAGACGGCACTGTTGTTAATGCAGGAAATGTTGGTATTACTAGTACTTCAAGTGTAAGCGGCCTTGGTTTAGATTTAAGCAATCCATTAGTTGTAAGTTATAGAGATTTTGATCTTATACTCAACGGCGACGAGGCTAAACTAGCTAAAAATAAAAAACTACGAGTAGGTGATATTAGCTGGCTTAATATTATTGAAGCAGAGCTGCCATCAAAATATCAACCTAATATAAGTCAAATAAGATTGCGTCGAGCAGAACTTAATGGCGAAATTATTGGTACATTTAATATTCCAAGCGATGACAATCATACAATGGTTATAAACTGGGATGAGGATACACTACCGGCTAATACTATTATTACAGGACCAACCAAGACAGATGGAACGATTGATTATATTATTAATCCAATAAGTTTTAATCCTCAAACAATAAAAACACCTGGTGTTAGATTATTATTGTTAGGCCCGATAGGTTATAAAGTTGAACGTAGTTTTAAAGCTACTACTAGTAGTAATAGAATAGATACTGATATTGATTTTACTATTTCGTCTAGTGAGTTAGCTGATAGAGCAGGAGACGAGCGTGTTACAAGTTTTGAAGTATTTGTAAACGGAACACCTGTAGCAGCAACAAAGTCAAACATTGATGATAAGTTTGTTATAAATCTAACTACAGCATACAGTATCGACGACACTGTCTCGTATGTACTTAATCTAAATGAAAAAGGTCCTGATGCTTGGAAAAATGTAGACGATACAGATTTTTCAGCTGATGCAAATGATATAGTTGAATGGGACGGATCTAAATGGGTAAACATTTGGAATTCTAGCGAGGATAATGAAACTACATATGTTACTAATGTAACCACTGGGCAACAGTTTTATTGGAATAACTACTACTGGCAGAGTGCAGTTGACGGTTATTATCCACGAGGAACTTGGACTATTACACTTTAAAATAAGTATTTGTATGAACAAGATAATTTGTAGTGGTGCTTTATTTTATAGCCTTAATACTAAAAGATTTTTATTTTTACATCGTACCAAAGGAAAAACAAAAAATCTTTGGGGATTAGTTGGCGGCACCAACGAAGGTGTTGAAACACCTTGGGAAGGGTTACAACGAGAGATATCTGAAGAAATCGGTAATCTTCCAAGTATTAAAAAAACAATACCTTTAGAAACATTTATAAGTAGCGATAATCATTTTAGTTTTCATACATATCTCTGTGTAGTTAATAATGAGTTTATTCCAATATTAAATAATGAGCACGATGGATATGCGTGGGTAACATTTGGAAAATGGCCAAAACCTTTGCACAACGGATTAAATAACACGCTACGAAGTAAAACTAATCAAAAAAAACTTGATACAGTTATACGGTTGGTAGATATAATATCTCAAACTGATTCTTAAGCCATTTAAAATCATTAATTTTTACTAGTTCATCTGGATTGTCTGCATTCATTTTGCCAAATGCTTTACCGGCTATTGCTCCAGCAATAGCTGCTTTGCCGAATGGTTTGTCGTCACCACGTGAGCACCAAGCATCTAATCTAAAATCAGTTTCATCATCCTTTTGTCTAGCAATAGTACGACTAGCAAGTTTACAACATTCTCTAAATCCACTTCGCCATGCACTAAATGCATCAGTGTTAAATGCAGTAGTATTACTCATTTTATCTATACCTTTAAACTTATCACTAATACTAGTAGTCATATCGGTTGTAGTTTCGTCAAGGTTTCTTGTTAATCGAGTAGGCAAAAGTTTAACACCGCCATATCCGTATACTAACCCATTTACTGGATTATAACTTCTCCATACGTGTACAGTATCTTTGCTATCAATATCGTAAGCTGGAACATAATAGCTAAAGTCAAAGTCATCTATAACTTCGGCATCGCCGTCTACGACCCAAAACATTTCTGTTTCAACTAACTCAGCAGCACGTTTGTGAGCTGCATGAATTCCTTTGATATCCATTACACGTTTTGCTCTAGGAAACTTTTCTTTGAGTTCATTAAAGTTATCATCAGCGTTTGGTTCGCCATTACTAATAAACACAATGTCATACGGCTTTGGCATACTACCAACTTCGTCGTACTCTTTTTATTAACAAAAAATCTATAATCAATTTCTCGTTGACTAATATTCAACTGTTTACTAACTAATGCAATACCGTCATAAAACTCGCCATTTTTCCAAACATGATTTATTCTACGTTCATATTGATTATGATGACTGATATAAAAGTTCCAGTTAAAATCTTCATTGGGCAAAAATGAATCGTTTACAATCCAAAACATATCTGTGTTACAGTTTTCTTTTGCTTCTAAATAATCTTGATAATCGTTTACTGTATATGTTGGGTATTGTTTTGGTGTACTTGCTACAACATCGTATTCTTTCTTTTTTATAAGAAATCTATGTTCAATTTCTTTTTCACTTACCAATACGTTTTTGCTATATAATACAATGCCGTCGTAGTTATCGCCATTTAAAAACACATGATTAATATTTCTATCAAATGTGTTTTGATGACTAAAGTATAAACTAAAATCAAAACCTTTAGCTACGTTAACATCAGTAGGCACTCCCCAAAACATTTCAGTGTCAGCGTTGTATAATGCATTTGTGTAATCGTCGTAGTTGTTAACTGTAAACTTTTTATATTTTTTTGGATTACTTGCTACAACTGCATGTTCTTTTTTATTAACATAAAATCTATGATCAAACTCTTTTTCAGATATAAGATCTATAGTATTTAATAATGCAATGCCATCGTAATCAACACCATTTAAAAACACATGATTTGTTGATCGGTCAAAAGAATCTTGATTGTGGAAATAGTTGTCCCATTCAAAATCATCCAAAGGCTCTACATCATAGGGTATTAGCCACATCATATCACTACCGCAACTGTGAAATGCACTTTTATATTGTTCATAGTTTTCGATTATAAACTTTTCATAATCCTTTGGACCACTTGCTACAATATCGTGATCAATCTTTTGTTTTAGTTCTTTGTGTTCTATTTCTTCTTTGCTTACTAATGCTTGCTTACTAAACAAAAATACTCCATCATATTTGTTTCCGTTTAGCCAAGCATGATTTGATTTTTGTTCACTACTATGATGACTAATATAATAATCAAACTCAAACTTTTCATCAATAACAATATTGTCAGAATAGCCCCAAAACATATTAGTTGTTGAAACTTCGGCTGCGTACTTATAATCCTCATAGTTGTTGATGACAAATCTATCATATTGTCTTGGATTACTTGCTAAGATCCTTACTTCTTTTTTGTTAAGAAAAAATCTGTGCTTCATTTCTTTATCAGTTAACTCACAAGATTTAGGACAAAGTACAATGCCATCAAGTGTATCTATATCGCCATTGCCAAACACATGGGGAATATTAAAACTCCATTCGTCTGGTTTATAGCTAAATTTAAATGTATCTCTTACCTCAGTATCGTCATAGACTATCCAAAACATATCAGTAAAACTATTTTGTTTAGCTGTGTTTATAGAGTCAACTACCTGTACATCAAACCCTCTTGCTTCAAGATTTTTTAATACCGTTGTATCTTGTCCAATATAAAAAATATCAAACTTGTCTTTTCCTTTGTAAGGATCATAGTGTCCGCAAATATACGCATGTTGATTAACATTATATTTGCCTGTTTTAGTTGGAACTAATCGAACTCTGTTCCAATCTTTAACTTTACGACTTTTTTCAAATACATAAGGAAAAGCGTGTATGCAAACTTCTTCGTCTGCTTTTGGTTTAAAAAACCAAGGAAAGGTACTATATGTTTCGATATTACTATCAACAACCCATACGTAATCAGAATCATAATCTGATTTCCAAACTTGTTCTAAGTTTTCGTAGTTGTCTGTTTTTACAACTGGGTATTTTTGAAAAATATGATTCTTTAAAAAATCTTGTCCGTTATGCACTGGTGTTCCAAATTTTTCAAATCTATCAATAGCTCTCATAGTATATTTGCCTTTGTTCCAAAATGTGCAAGTTCGATACTTGCGTCTATCCATACTTCATAACCGTGATGCATTGCTTGGTTACAAAAGTATATATCTTCTCCGCTGAAAGTGTCTAGTCGTTTATTGTATTTGTGATCAAACCACGGCTTAGGCAAGTTGTTGTACACATCTGTATTAACCAACATACATCCCATGCCAACTGCCCATATCTTGTGCAATCCAAAACTAGCATCTAGTCTGTTGTCTGCATTTTCACAATCAGTAAATGCTACAGTACGATACGGAGCATATCGTGTACTGTATTGTGCTGCAACAATATCTTTTTGATGTTCATGTAGTTTATCAAATACGTTTGCTGGAAAATGCATATCACTGTCAAGCCACAAAGTATGTGTTGCATTATTTTCTAATGCTTCCTTTACTAGTGCAGTTCGACTTTCAATAATCACGCTGCCGCAAACAATATGTAGATTAAAGTCAACATTTTGTTTTGTTAATCTATTTGTTAGATTACAGAGACTGCGTGTAAATCCTGTATGGACTTGATCACGTGCAGGAACACAAATACTTAGTTTCATATTACAACATAGTTGATGGCATAGTTTCTGCGTTTAAATCTTTTTCAGCTTGTACAGTATAATCGTTCCAAGTTCTTGCAGCACTTGTTGCAATCTTAACAGCTTCTTTAAAATCTTCTGCTGGCAAACAAGCCATAGCTAACATGCTTTCAGGTTGTACTTTACCTAGTGTAAGTAAGTCAGCGCCTGCGGCTCTTCCAAACTTTTGAATCCAGTGGAGTCTATCATCGTCGTTTGGAATAATCATATCGTCAATAGCTGCAAAAACTTCTTCGTGAAGATCTCCATCGAGGTTAAGTGATGTTGCTACTTCTTTTTTACGTTCTTTAGTATACTCTTGTGCAAGGTCTACATTTAATACTTCGTATAATGTTTTCATTTTGTTTCCTTTTATGGCAATATTGGGAAATAGTAGCCACCAAAACTAGAACTCATACTAATAGTACTGCCTACACTAATACCAATGTAAGTGCCTAATGTACCAATAGCAATAGTACTGTTACCCGCACTAAAGTAGTTGCGGATTTGAGACATTGTTATAGTTGAGCCTGTTGCTGGTAATGCCATATTACTTCCTATTTCTCTCTATTAATATAACACATTATTTAAGCAGTGTCAAGTAAAGATAGCCACAAATGTGGCTATCCTTTGTATTATTTATCTAGTAGTTTTTGTACCATTGTACGTAGTTCTGCAATCTCTGCTGCTTGTGCTTCTGCTTTAACATCTGCTTCTTTGATTGCTTCAACTAGTAATGGCACTATACGTTCATACTTAACAGTTAGATAATCTTCACCTGATGCACTTTCACCATTGATATAATCAAATGGTGCTGGTACAACTACTTCTGGTAATACTGCTTGAACTTCTTGAGCAAGTAAACCTGCTTCAACAGTGTCATCAACTTCATCTTTAAATCCATGTTCTATTGATTTTTCATTCCAGGTATAAAGTACACCGTTTAGAGCATTTACTTTATCAAGTGCATTTTCAATATTACCACTAACATTTTTCAGTCTTTTATCAGAAGCATATGCTGTAAGTTCACCTCTGAACGCCCAGTTGTTGTCGTTGTAACTGTTTCTAGCTGTCCATTCATCAACACCGGCTGATCTTCTCCATAGTGTGATAAGATCGGACCCTGCACCAGTTGTAGCAGGTGTGCCGTCACCGTTGTATTCAATGCCGCCACCGTAGTCGTCACTTTGTCCTACATAGACTCGTCCGGTACCTTGGCCATCACCACTAACATTTAAGAACGCATTACCTGCGTCATCACATTTGATTAAAACAGTAGTACTTGTTCCGTTGTCGAAACGTTTTGTACCATTAATAGTTTGTGTTGTTGAACCTGTAGCTCTTACAAATCCTGTACTGTCAATGCCGTCTAGTGTGTTGGCATCGTCAGCACTAATGCCTGTTAGACCACTACCGTCACCTGTAAATGCGTTAGCAGTAATGTTTCCTGTAATGTTAATACTACCAGCACCACTTAGTGTTCCACTAAATGCATCATTTGCATCACTACGTATAAATGATGCGCTGGTCAATCCATCAAGTAAATCAGCATCTAGTCCACTACCAGCACCGTCGTTGCCGCTGTGCCATACAGTATAGTTGGTAGAACCGTCTTGGAATATTAATCCGCTGGTTCCGTTATCAATCTCAAGTGCAGTATTAGCACCTTCGTTTTTGATGTATATACTATCGTCGCTGTCTCTATACTGCATATAAGCACGTCTTGTAGTTGATTGATACCAACTAATATACGGATTACCAGTAGCACTTGTATCTTGCAAACGAATCATTTCGTCGCCTGCATGACTCATAGTTAGCAAGCCTTCCATTGTATCTGCAACATTACTACGTAAGAAGTTTAAACTATCAATACCATCTAGTGTTGCGGCATCTACATTTGTAAGTCCACTACCATTACCAGTAAATGTACTTGTTCCAATATTAATGTTACCAAACGTTGTTGTTATTTCGCCTGCGCCAAGTGCGCCGGTGCCAGTTAGGTTACTATATGTTCCTGTAACTCGTGCATTTGGAACAGTACCACTACCTAAGTTACTAGCACTTAGATTTTGTATTCCGCCGCCTGCTGCTGTATTAAGTGATCCAGCATATATTGCTCCAACAACACCTAAGCCTCCGCCAACTCTAACTGCACCAGTTGTTGTGCTTGTTGCGCCGCTGGTGTTAGTAAATGTCTTAACACCAGCCATACTTTGATTGCCGCCGAGTCTGCTACCACTTACAGTACCACTACTCAAGTTACTTGCATTTAGTGTTGTTAATCCACTACCATTACCAGTAAACGTACTTGTACCAATATTAATATTACCAAAACCACTAGTAATACTACCACTGTTAAGAATACCTGTTCCTGTGATTTGTGCTTGGTGTTGTGTAATGCTTGAAGCAGCAATACGTGCATCTGCTACAGTACCACTACTCAAGTTACTTGCATTTAGTGTTGTTAAGCCGCTACCATCACCTGAGAATATGCCGCCGATATTAATATTTCCAAATCCATTAGTAATACTACCTGCATTTAGAATACCAACACCAGTAATACTCAACTGGTGCTGTGTTACACCGGATACTGCAATACGTGCATCCGGTATAGTACCACTAGTTAGGAAAGCAGCACTCATATCACCAATAAAGTTATCTGCACGTATATCTTTGTTTACATACAAACCGCCTGTGATTTTAACTGCTGCACTGCCGCCTGCAAATGTTGCGCCAGTTGCATTTGTTCCATCAGTAAATGATACTAAGTTATTTGAAGATAATGTAGTAAATGCACCACTGCTTGGTGTTACGTTACCTATTGGTGTATTGTTGATTTGGCTAACAAACAAATCACCATCGATATACATATCAGTATTTGTACGTAAATCCATACGTACAACCATTTCGCCTAAATCACCTGCTAAATCTGCTGCTGCTTTAGTTTCACCAACTACAATCTCAGTTGCTGCTTGAGCAAATGCTAGTGTTGTAGCATTATCTTTGAGTAAGTTAAATGTACCTGTTTCATCTGTATCAAGTGTTGTGCCATTTACAAATAAGTTTCCTGATAAGTTAACATTTGTGTTTCTGATGTTAAAGTTACCAGTTGTAGCACCTGCTGTAACTGTTGTTGCTGCGCCACCTACATTAAGTGTAGTTGCAGTTGTGTTGATTAGGTTAAAGGTTGCTGCATTTGTAGTTATGTCGCCACCGTCAACATTAACATCTAGATCTACATCTAAGTTATTATGTATGGTTGTTGTACCAGTTGCTGCACCGATCTCAACACTAGTAGCAGCACCACCCATGTTAATCGATGTTGCTGTAGTGTCAAACAATGCCATTGTAGCACTTGCAGCATTAATACCAGTAGTGAAACTTGGTGATGTAGCAAATACTGCTGCGCCTGTTCCTGTTTCATCACTTATTACTCCGCGTAGCTGAGCACTTGTAGTTGACGCAAACTGACTTAATGGATTGCCTGTAATAGCAAGTGTACCGCTTGTTGGTAGTGTTACACTAGTATTTCCAGTTGTTGTTAATCCTAATGTATGTGAACCAGTGTGTGTAAAGTTGCCGCCAATAGTAATAGTACTGCCGCTATTATTAACTCCAGTTCCGCCATACGTACTGCTAATAACACTACCTTGCCATACACCTGTTCCGATAGTTCCTAATGTTTGTAAACTACTGTTGACAACTGCGTTGCCAAGTGTTGTACTATTAAGTACATCTGCATCATTAATAAAATATGCTTTTCCACTTGCTAGGTTGAAATCTTCTGATGAATCCCAGCTAGTATTTGCATTGTCCCAAGTAAGTGTAGCGTTTGCACCGTCGACTGTAATACCAGCGCCGTTTGCTGCTGCGCCGTCGGCAGCACCACTTGCTACAACAATATTAAGATCGTCAACTGTGAGTGTTGTACTATTAATAGTTGTAGTGTCACCATTAACTGTTAGGTCTCCAGTAACAACCAAATCATGTCCGATAGTAGTTGTTCCGCCGCCGTCGCCGCCGGTACCAATATTAACTGTTGTTGCAGCGGCACCAACGTTTAATGTTGTTGGTGTAGCAAATGCATTAAACGTTGCTTGGTTAGTATCTAAATCGCCGCCGTTAACATCAACATCGTGTGCAAAAGTAGTTTTTCCTGTTGCTGCGCCAACGTTTATAGCAGTAGCAGCACCACCCATGTTAATAGTTGTTGCTGTATCATTTAGTAGAGCAACTGTTGTTTCGCTTGTGCTTAGTGTTGCGTCAACTTCAACTTCACCAGTAAATGTTGCTTTACCGCTAGTGTCAATAGTTAAACGTGTCTCAACAGTATGCTCAATATCGCTTGATGTTGAAACTTCGCCAGTTTTAATGATTACATCACCACCTGTTGCATTACCTGTGCCTGAACCACCTTCAATAGTAATACTGCCGCCGGCAACATTGTTTCCAATACCACTAGTACCTTTGATTCGAGAACTAGTTGGAGTTTCACTTGCTTCTGCATCTCCAAGTACAACTGTAGTATTTCTAATAACCATGTTATTACCAATGTTTATTGTACCTTGTACAACATCCAATGGATCAGATGTAACATTAGAATCTGTTCTAATAGTAAACGAAGTTGCGTTTTCAGTTGCGCCAACTACAGGCCATGTGCCGTCTAAGTTTGTTACTGCACTACTTGCAATAGTAATACTATCACCATTAAGTACACCAAGTGTTTTTGGAGTGTATGTAAATGTTAGTGTTGTTGAGTTTGTAATAGTTCCAGTTGTTGGAGTACTTATGTAAATAAACTCATCAGTAACGCCGCTTACTGTTGTATTAGCTGGAATACTCGCACTGCCAGTAATAAGCATACCTGCTAAGATTGTTGACGTATCTGACATTGGTATTTCAGTTTCACCATTAGCAGTAACACCATTTGTATTAACTGTAACACTTCCTAAGTTAACTACAACATCTTGAGAAATAGTTGCTTCGTATCCGTCAACATATGGTAACAAGTTTCGTGTTGCTGTTGCATTACCTATTTTAATATTTGTAGCTGCGCCGCCTATTTGTAAACTAGTAACATTTGCATTATAAACACTACCACTACCTGTACTTGACGAGTTAAGTGAAGCGTTACCAACATCAAGACCTTCTGATAGATCTAGTGCTGTTCCCCATTCTGGTGTAGTACCGTTTGATTTAAGGAACGCATTGTTTCTACCAATGTTGAGAGTGTTTAAACTACCTGTAGTTTGTGCGTAGATTAAATCGCCTATTGCATATGTACTAATATTTGTACCACCTCTTGCAACTGGTACAAGACTTGTTAAGTTGGCCGGGTTAAGGAAATAAGCACTATCTAGTCCATCTAGTGTACCTGCATCAACAACACCATCTCTAATAAACACTTGTCCACTTGCATCTGTTGCAACATTAAACTGTGTTTGTAAGAATCTACTAACACCCAATGTAGAGAATGTAGCAAGAGCGTCAGCATCAACATTAGCAACACCAATCTGTACTGGATCGCCATAAAACTCGCCGCCAATACTACTACCTGTTAGTGTAATAGGGTTGTCAGTTGTATTTTGTTTTTTGAGAGTTTGCACAACATTCTTATAAGCACTATCACCAAACAATGCAGTTTCACTGTTTGGAGTTCCACTAGCACCTAGTCTACTTGGACTAATAGTACCTGAAATAATATTTTCAGCATCAATGTTTGTAACAGCAAGTGTATTCCAGTTTGCTACTAATCTACTTGAAGTGTTGATAACAGCATTTACTTGTACGTTGTTTCTAATAACGTTTGCACTACCTACACCAATCGCATCAATATTTTTTGCGTTTGTTACTAGATCGTTAATACTACTTAATGCGTCACTGCGTAGATCATGTATTGTAAAGCTGTTGGTTGTTACCGATCCTACAAAGAATCTAGCACCAGATGCTACTGCTGTTGCATTAACACTAAACAACTCGTTTGACGAGCTGCCATCTGACAATGATTCGAGTCTAATAGCATCACCAGTTGTTAGTCCGTGTCCTAATACAACAACACTATTGTCAACTAAGTTAACTGTATTTCTTGTTAGTGTATGTGCATTGTTGGCCGGAGTGCTTGTAAAATCTATTTGATTTAATAATGCAAATCCTGAATACAGTTCAAATGTATCTGCATCAATTGTTTTTACATAATATACTAGACCGTTTACTAGTCCGCCTATAGCAACATTACCATTGGTATTATATGTTACAGGATCACCTGTTTGAAATCCATGACTTGTTACAATAATACGAGAATCGGTATAGTTAACACTACCGCCTGATCCACTAACACCTGCTAGGAAAGAGTTTGCAATAATGTCATCTAAGTTAATAGTTTTTCCATTTTGCGTTGCAGTATTATCTTCAACAAAGTCAATACTCGATGCACTAGCAACAAATAGTTCTCCGCCTAAAATATTTATATACGCACGTTTTTCAAATGACGTAACTTCTATTTCAAACCCACTTCCTGTGCCGCCAATACTGCTAGAAGCAACACTAAGAAGATCGCCAACAGCATACCCAATGCCGCCTGTTTTAATATCAACATCAGTAACTTGTCCTGCTGTAACAGTAATGTCTGCTGTTGCACCAGAGCCTGATCCTGAGTTGTTTGTAAATGCTACATTCGAATATACCTTTGTTCCGTTGATCGGAGTATACAAACTACCGCCGGTAATGTCGCCGTTGTCAACACCAGTTAAGATACCGTAGCGAACTTCAGTAACAGCACCCTGTGCATTACCGTCTGCTGACGAAACAATAGTCCTTGCAGTACCTGATATTGTTTTTGTACTTTCGTTATCGCCTGTATTAGCAATAGTAAATGTTGTTGCGGTAGGTGTCGACAATACTAGTGTGTTTTCATCATATGTTGTATCATCAGGTACTAACACTTGCACGTTATTATCTATTTGCAAGTTATGAGCACCACTTGTTGTGATTGTTGCAATGTTACTAGTACGTTCTACATCTGTAATTACTGCACTAGTAAATGTATAACTATCATCAGGATCAAGTACAAGGTACTGACTACTGTTAGAACTACGTAAGAAGAAGTTGTCAACAATCTCTGATACTGCGCCTTTAGAAGTTGGTCTAACTCCAGAATCAACACCATTAACAAACAAGTTAGGAGATGTACCACTAACATCCCACGGGTCGCCTGTGCTGTCATCTTCAGTATTCCATGCACCAGGAACACTAGCAACTAGTATGTTACCACTTGATGCATACGACCCTTTTGCATATGCTGTTGCACCTTCAATGCCAGGTTGTGTAATAACATCACCGTTGGTAACATTTGTAATATTACCACTTAGTGTAAGTTCAACTTGCTCATAGTTTTCTGTAGCAATGTCACCAGCTTTAAGATCAATAGCCGGAATATCATCAACTTGTTCTAATCTTGATAGGTAGCCTTGTGTGTTTGTGTTGGTAAACTGACGTGTAGCTGGAATCAAATCGCCGTTCAACTGACCATTGGTGTTAAGCTGAACAATAGCACCTGGCACTGCCGCTGTACTAACTGACTTGTCAACAAAGCCGCCAAGTCTGTTATTAATAAATGAACGTACAGCTAACTGAGTAACCATTCGAGCATCACTAGGACCGCCAAGTTCGTCGTCACCTAAGTTAACACTTGTTGATATTTCTTCAATAGCAACATCTGACAAGCTCAGTCTCAAAGCATCAAGTTCGTCCACCTGCACTTTGTTTCTAAAGGTAATGTTACCAGTTCTGTTGAACGCTGTAATAAAGTCACCAACTTTAAAGTCACCAAGTTCGTTTGTACCTGATGAGTACACACGACCTGGAAGTTCTTCATACTGTTCAAATTCTGATCTAGTGTTACCACCGTTTTGTGGTAATGCGTTATAATCAACACCCGACCCTGCATATTCCCAAGTATGGGAAGAACTGTTAACAATACTTGGTCTGTGGAACCATAACTGTTTCTCTGGCAGTTGTCCAGTGTTGGTTAAACTACTACTACCGTCAGTAGCAGTGATAGTAAATGTTGCAGTACCTAGTCCAAGTCTTGTTGCTGCTTCATTAACACCGATTGTTTCGTTTGGTGTATCTGCATGGTCTGCTGTAATAACACTTGTTTCGTCAAACTGCACTCTAAGTACACTTGACCCAACAGCAACTTGTTCAATACTTACAATAAGTCTACGTTCTCTTGGTTCCCATTTTGTAACAATAGCACTGTTATTATTAACACCAGTAGTACCTGCAATAGCACGACCAGGAACAAACTCGTAACTTTCGGCACCCGATTCTAATATAAGTGTTTGATATGTTGTATGCGAACTTATAATTTCTTCAACAAAGAATTCAATAACATTTGAGAAAAACTTGTGTGTGTTTGCACCAACCGAAATAAGATTAACATCAAAATCTCCCGATTCGTCAAATGTTAAACTAAACTCGTCATCGTTAACAATCTTAATATAATAAGTTTGTTCAGCATCAAGTCCTTTAATAGGAGCATTACCGTCTGGATCGTATATAACTTTTTGTAAGTTTGAAAATCCATGATCAACAATGGTAATAATATCAGCAGCAACATTTACTGCTGTTGCAGCATCAAATGTTGTTTCAGTTGGTGTAGTTTTGTAAGTATTTGTAATATCACCTTCTGAACTTACTTCTGTTGGATCTGGCAAATCATCTGGATCATTAATAATAGTTTTTACAATATCAAATCGAGAACTTGCAAAATCTTGTACGGCTGACGAAGTATCTGTAATATAAGTTAATGCTTCGGTTTTTGCTCGCTCAATAGCGGCAATAGTTTGTAGTTCTTGACCACTAATACTAATACGTGAACTATCTTGTAAGTTGGCAGTATAATAAGCAAGGCCAGCACTACGTGAATATCTGTTACCAGTGTCCCAAACATCGTTGGCAACTGCATCAACAATCAGTTGAGTGTCTCTGTTGCATTTAACTTGATCGTAAACAAAATTGTACCAGATGTTTGCTTGGATTTGTTCATTTATAAACTGTGTAACATTTTGAGCAATATTAATCTGACCAGTTGTTCCTAGTTCATTAAAGTCAGCTTGTAACGCTGCACCGGTCCACGAAATATCAGGAGCAACATTTGTAGGAGGCGTTGCTCCTACACTGTTTAGATATCCAATAATATCGTCAATTCTAAGAGCAGCATAGTCAGCAGCAGCTTCACTACCAGCAGTACCAGTGGTATCTTGTGTTTCTGTATTTCCAGCACTTACAACAACAGTTTGCTCTTGTATAACTTGTTGTATTATTTCTTTTAATCTGCCATATGCAGCAACAGTTTCTTCTAACTGCCCTGAACCATATTGGGCTACGCCGTCGATAAAATAAGCAAGTGCTGCTACAACAGTTTGTAAGTTACCGCCGTATGTTAAATCATAAGAAAGTGCGTCAACAATCAGTCCTGTATCTCTTTCGCACTTGGCTACATTGTAAGCAAATCCGCTAACAAACGGAGCATTCTCTGCTGCAATTTGTACATTAAGCCATGCTGTAAGTTCTTTTTGTAAGAATAGTTTGTTATTATTCAGTTGTATTACTGCATTTGCAAATCCTGCATCACTAGCGTTATCAGTGCCGCCTGTAGGTGTTGGACGTGAGTATGCTGCTGCAACACTATCGCCAGGTACAGTGTTTACATCACCATTTGTTACGATGTCAATAATTTCATCCCATAATGCATTTGCTCTACTGGTTGCTGTGGCATCTGTAAGTGCATTTGCTGTAAATGCTTTAGCTTGTCCAAATGCAGCAATATGTTGATCTTTTTGTGCGGCAAATACATTGCCAGCAAATGATCCACTAAAATATCTTAATGCTGCACTAACACTTCTGTGATTACTGTTAAACAAGAAATCGTATCTAACAGCGTCAAGCAATCTTTGAACATCTCTTCTACACTTGTCTTCATTATATGTAAAGCCAGCCCATATACTAGGACTTGCAGCAGATACTTGAGAGTTAATCCAAGTAACTACATCGTTAGCAATAATATCTTTGTTAAGTTTTAGCTGGTCATGTGCTGTTTTATAATCTGGTTCACGAAAACGTAAAACAAATTCTTCAACTGGTGCATCGCGATTGATGCCTGCAACTGTTATTGTTTGCTTGCCTTCACTTTGACCAGTTGCTGTTACAAATGCTCTGTCAAACTGGAACGCTTTAGGTG